GTGGGGCGGATACCGATGAGCCTGACGGCGACGGTCGACGCGCGGGTGCAGGCCAGGACGCGGGCGACCAGCGGCCTGACTGCGTCCCTTGACGACCACACGCTGTCGTTCTTCTTCGACGTCGGCGACTGCACGAAGGTGTGGAGCGACCGCCGGACATTTGCCTCCGGCTTCGACGACATCGACTTTTCGACCATCGGCGTCGGCACCGTGAAACTCCTGTGCCTGAAGAACCTGTCGACGACCAGCCAGATCGCCTTGTCGGCGGGATGGACGGGGAGCCAGTTCAGCGTCTTTCGGCAGGACGCTACGTCGTGGAACTTCTCGCCGATGATCAACCTGGGGTCGCTGTCGCTTCGGGGCTATCCGATCCGCGAGGGCGGCGCGTTTCTGCTCTCCTGCCCCAACTCGGCGGGCTTTGCCACGACGTCCGGCGGGAGCATCCTGCGGGTCGGCGGAACGACGGGGCAGCAGTACGAAATCTACGTCATGGGAACCTGACCGATGGCACTCTCCGCTCAGATCAACTTGCTGCTCATGGCCCACGAAACCTCGAGCGGCGACCTGTCGAGGACGCTGCGGGCCACGCCGGCGAGCTACTCGCTGGCGATTGCCGACGGCACCGGCGACAACCAGGCGCAGGTGGTGTGGAGTGCCTCGAGGACTGCGACGACGTCGAACGACGACTTGATGCTTTCGGCGCTCGCTGACACCCGCGACGGCGCGGCCTTCACGGTGACGTTCACGCAGATCAAGGTGGTGTACGTCAGGAACACAAGCAGCACGCAGAACCTGAAGATCGGCGGGGCGTCCGGCGTCGGCGTTTTTGCAGGGATGCCGATAAGCGTGGTGTTGACGATCCCGCCCGGCGGATGCTACCTGTTCTCAGTGCCGTCCGCTGGGGGGGTCGCCGCATCCGCTGGCATATCTGTGGCCCGCTTCGCCGCTGAAGCCGGCACATGCACCTACGACGTCGTCCTCATCGGCGAAGGGACCGTGGCGTGATCATCGGCCAGATGCGGGAGCGCGTGGCGGTCAAGGCCCAGACGGAGGTGCGAAAGCCCTCCGGCGAGACGGTCATGGACTGGAGCACGACGGTCGCGACTGTCTGGGGCAGCGTCAACGGCCTGTCGAGCCGGGACATCCTCCAGGCCCAGCAGGCCAACGTGATCGCGACGCACCGCCTACGCATCCGCTACCGGGCCGACGTCACGCATCTCAACCGCTTGGTGTGGCGTGGCCGTACTATGGAGATTGCGGCGGTCGTCGAGCGGGACAACCGCACGGCCCTGGAAATCCTGGCCCGCGAGGTGCAGTGATGGCAATCCAGATCGACGCAACGCAGCCGCGCGACTTCGGCGGCCGGTCGGCCCGGCAGATCGTCGAAGGATTCGTCAGCATCCAGACCGCCGGCGCTCGAGAGATCGCCAAGGAGCTGGAACTGATGGCCCTGCGGGCGCAGCGCGACCCGGGGCAACTCCGCGCGAAGGCCGTCAAGAGGGCGTCGGAGATTCTGGTCAAGGGCTACCGATCCAAGATCAACAACGTCACCGACAACCTCTCCAAGTCCATCGCGACGCGAATCCGGCAGTACGACGGTGCAACGGTCGCCATCACCGGCCCGCGAGTCACCGGCGCGGTCGGGGCCGACCCAGATATGGGGAGCGGCAACCACGCCTGGCTGGTCGAGTTCGGGACTGGCCCCCGCCGCCCCGGCACGCAGGGCCGTCGCACCTACATCAACGTCCACCAGATGATCAATGGGAAGATGAACCGGGCCGGCACGTTCAACGACAAGCAGTTCGCCAGCATGAGCCGCGGATACTACTTCCTCATGGGGTCCAAGAACGAGCGAACCAGGCAGGCGAAGGCCGGCAGCGGCGGCGACCATGACTTCTGGACGCCGAAGGGCGGCGGAAAGCAGCGGCCGGTCACACTTCAGCCTGGCGAGACGTACCGCCCGATGCCAGCGAAACACCCGATGGAGAAGACGATCTCCGAGAACTCCTCGGCCGTCCTGGCCGCGCTGATCGCGAACATGCGGAACTACATCGAGGAGCTTCAGTGATCACGAAGCCAGAGGACTACGTCTACTACCGGCTCACCGGCTCACCGGCGGTCGCCAGGCTCGTCGGGTTCAACGTCTACCCGATCGCCGTACCGAAGTCGGCCGGCTTCCCGTTCGTGGTCTACAAGCGGCAGAACATCATCCGCGAGGCCAGCCTGGGCGGGCCGCTGTTCGCCCCCCTCCTGTCGATCCAGATCGCCTCTTGGGCGCTCACCCACGACGCCGCCCGGGAGTTGGGGGACGCCGTCCGGCTTGCGCTGGATGGCAACACCGGCACCGCTGCCGGGGTTACAATCCAAGATATGAGGCTCGTCAGTGAGACTGACGACTTCTTGGACCCGACGGCCGTAGGAGCACAACTCCCCCCGGCCTACGAGGTTCGACAGTTGTACCAGATCAGGTGGCAGGAAGCCGCCGAGTAATCCTACAGGTCAAGACACCGGCGCAAGGAGGCGCGACTCATGGCAGGCGTTTCGGCACAAGGACTGACGTTCTCGTTCGGCGGCTCGAACCTCACCGTCACCTCGGTTCAGGTCAATGACACCCAAGACCTCATCGACGGCAGCCACCTGGGCATCGCCCCGAACGGCCGCCGAGAGTACGTCGGTGGCTTTGCCACCGACCGCGAGGTGCAGGTCGACTACATCTCGACGACGATCCTCACCGCTGGCGTGTCGGGAAGCCTGTCGATCACCGGCCCGCTCTCCTTCAGCGGCAACGCGACGATCGCGTCGTCCTCGATCGGCGGCTCTGTCGGCGCCCTTATCAGCGGGAGCGCGACGTTCCGAGTCGCGTAAGCGATGGCGGGATTCGCGGCCCACGGGGCGACATTTACGTTCATTGGCTCCCGCGCCACATTCTCAGGTGCGGTCGTCGGAGTCAATGTCGAGACGCCAACCGCAGAGGTCGTGGATATGACCTCTGTGGTTGACGCTCCCGGCGCAAGCGTGCTCGTCCCGACTGGCGAATGGAGCGGCGCCAGCATCTCCGTCGACTTCATCGTGACGTCGTCCTCCGACATCAAGCAGGCGGTTCGCGGCGTCGGACCCCTGGTATTTGCGTCCCCGCGATGGAGCGTGGCTGCGCGAGTGATTCTTGAGTCTGCCAGCGTGGAGGCTCGCGTTGGCGATATTGTTCGTGGTTCTGCGAAGTTTCGTGTCACTGATTACCAAGGAACGTGATTTATGGCCCTGAGCAAGGCGAAGATTCTGGCGGCGAGGGACGTCAAGTTGTCCGATGCGGTTCCGGTCCCCGAGTGGGGCGGCGACGTCTACATCCGCACCATCAGCGGGACGGAGCGTGATCGCTTCGAGGAGGCGTACAGCGAGCAGAAGATGAAGGCGTTCCGCGTCCGCTTCCTCGTGATGACCCTCGCGGACGAGAACGGCGAGCGGCTCTTCGGGGACGCCGACATCGACGCCCTTGGCGACAAGTCCAGCGTCGTGATCAACCGCCTGTTCGACAAGGCGTGGCAGCACAACGCCTTCACCGACAGCGCGGTGGAGACGCTGGGAAACGATTCACCGACCGCCCCGAGCGAAAGTTCTACTTCGACCTAGCCTTGGCGCTGGGCCGGTCGGTGCGAGAGTTGCTCGAGACGGTCGACTCGCAGGAGTTGTCGGAGTGGTTCGCCTACCAGCAGCGGTGGCCGCTGGGGAACAGTTGGCAGCAGACGGCGAGGATATGCAGGACGATCATGGCCGCGTCGGGCAACTACAAGCGAGTGCCTGACGAGGATGTGTTCATCCCGGCACAGAAGCGACCGAAGCAATCGCATGAGTCGATGCTGACGGAACTGATGAAGTTGAAGCAGCCTCAAGGATGAGACGATGAGCCGTCGCGGGTATCTCGGCAAAATCTCGGCGATCCTGACGGCAGACTCCAAGGGGCTGTCCCGCGGCCTGAGTAACGGCGCTAAGGACGTCACCCAGTTCGCGAGGAAGATTCAGAGCACCATCTCCGGCGCCACGAGCCGCGCTGGCAAAGAGTTCGACAACATCTTGACGCCGTTGCAGAAGTTGCAGCGGGCGCTCAAGCTGGGCGTCGGGCAGAATCTCAAACTCGTCAACCAGCAGGAAGTTCAGGCGATCCGGCAGTTTGCCGAGGCCGCCGAACGGATCGCCAAGCCGGTGTCGCAGGCCGCGAAGGACTTTGCCGGCCTGTCGGCGCAGGTGCAGAGGAACTTCGCCCCAGCCCTCGAGTCAGCGCAGAAGGCCGCC